TGCATTTCGTGAATGCGTAAAATTGTCTAGCCAAATAATCAATAATCAAAACTCAAGTGAATCTATAGATAGATTAAACATTTGGTGCAATGTAGGTAAAGATAAACCATATGGAAAGTATATATTGGATGGTGCAAAAAAAGGCCGTGAATATGGAACCGTACACAAAGGTGATACCGTTGCACTTAAAAAGATAAATGACTTTAATTGGTTAAAAGAACAATATGACGGATTTTACAAAAATACCCTGGAATGATATTACTAAGTTTGGCCAACAAACAATGTTGGACGAGGGTATTTTTAATGTAAGTTGGATACTAGGAAGATTTTGTAATTACAAATGTAGCTACTGTTGGCCTTATGCCAACACACAAATTCCTGATCACCAAGAATTAGAAGTATACAATAGAACATTTGATGAAATTAGATTTCAAGCAAGTAAAAATGGCTTTATTCGTTTTCATTGGTCATTCAGCGGCGGTGAACCAACAGCATATAAACATTCATTAGAGTTAATGGGCAGAGTATTATATGATAGTATACACATGACCACTAATTTAAGTCCCGGTATACAATACTGGGATAGATGGTTAAAAGCAACTGAACTTAGTAGACGCCGTAGTATTACTGCAAGTTTTCACCATGAGTTTGCTAACGAACAAGAGTTTGGTGATAAAATATTATATCTAATGGAACATAATGTATTGGTAACTGTCAACCAAGTTATGATTCCCGAACACTTTGAACAATTACATGAACGTTGTATTAGATTAAATGACAGAGGTATTAATGTCACACTAAAACCACAAACTGATCCTACTGCTAGTTATGTTGTCAGTGGATACGATGAAAAAATGATAGAAACTATGCGTATAGGATTCCCTCAATATACAAGTGATGAGGAAGTATTGCAAGTTAAATTGATTGACAATGAGAATAAAGTTTGGTATATTGACCAAGCAGAGAGATTAAACAGTTTTGGGTTTAATAAATTTACCAATTGGTCTTGCAATAGTGGCTATCAAAGTGTTATAATAAGGGGCAACGAGGTAAAGCGTAGTTATAGCTGCCATGATAAAATTTTAGGAACTTTAACAGAAGGATTCAAACTATTTGATAGTCCTAAAATTTGTATAACCCCATCATGTATGAGTTCGGCAGACAGCAAAATACCCAAAGAAAAGATATGAAATTATTTGGATCAATTTTAAAAGATGTCAAAAATGGAAAATTTCTTCCTATGGATATTAATTGTGAGAAAAATTTTGCTGAAAAAGATACTAAAGCATTTTACAAAAAAAACTTAGAAATAATGCCCGCTGATTGGGAGTATAGAAACAAAAATGTAACTTATACTATCAATAAAGATTATTATCGTACAAGCAATTTTAAAACGATTGATTGGGCTAACTCAATTGTAATCTTTGGATGCAGTTATGTATTTGGTGTAGGGATTGATGATAATGATACTATAACTGAACAACTAAGTAAATTAACTAATAGACCTGTGATTAATATGGGATCACCTGGTTCAAGTATAACATATAATTTTCATAATAATTTGATTTTAAAAAATCATTACCCAACACCATATGCAGTAGTAAATGTATGGACCAATTATTATAGAGATATCATATATTATAAAAAATCTGTAAACAATATAGGATCTTGGAGTAAAAATATAGAATATGCCAAGATTTTATTTTCCGAAGAGGATCATATTAAAACAGAAGGGTATTTTAATATTTTAGCAACAAAAACTATTTGGAGTAATACCAAATACGTAGATTTCACATATTTTCCTGAATCGGCTAAGGTGTACGGCCTCAATTTAATACACATAACAGACAAAGCCAGAGATTTACAGCACCCGGGGTCACAATCTCTTAAAGCAGGTGCTGAATATATAATGAATAAATTATGAAAATAGATACAGAACATTTGCATTTTTGGATGCAAGCGATTAGACAAAGCAATAACCCCATGCGTACAATGGATGCGTTTTATAGTGGACAGATAAAAAGCAAAGAATGGCTTATAGAAAATATACGAGAACTAGTAACAGATAGCGTAAGAATAGATATACACGGTGGTTGGGTAGGTGTTCTTGCTAGTCTGTTATTTCAAAGTGGCATTCCAATCAAATATATTTGCAGTGTAGATATTGACCCCTTATGTGAACAAATTGCAACCATGATGAACAAAATTGAAGAACAAGAAAACAAATTTAAAGCAATCACAAAAGACATGTGTAACGTTCCCATTAACGGTGATATAATTATTAACACAAGTTGTGAACATATTACACAAGAACAATATGAAAAATGGTTAAGTAATATACCAAAAGATAAGTTAATTGTTTTACAAAGTAATAACTATCAAATACCAGAACATATTAGAATAGCTACTAACTTAGAAGAATTTATAAATCAATCTAATATTAAAGTGATTAAACAAACAGAATTAAAATTACCTTTATATACTAGATATATGATTATAGGAAAAAAATGAATCCAATAGAGATTATAAACAACAATTTTAAAAATTCAATGACTATTGAATATCTTGTAGGTACTACATGTAACTACAAGTGCCATTATTGTTTTACTGGGTGTAATGATGGTAAGTATAAATTTACAACAGATTTAGCATTATTAAAAAAGAACCTAGGATACATGATAGATGTATACCGAAATGATTTCAATAAAACAGATATCAGATTAAATATCAATGGTGGAGAACCAACACTATGGCCTGATCTTGGAGAATTTGCAAAACATTTTAGTGAAGAATACAACTGTCGAGTGACTATAGTTACGAATGGTTCACGTACATTGAGATTTTGGAAAGAGTATGGAAACTATTTTGAAGATATTGCAATAAGTGTTCATAATCAAGAATGCGATGTAGAACATATCAAAAAAGTCATGGATTATTTGTATGAGAATACTGATTGTTTAGTTAACGCAACTGTGTTTATGGATCCATTGAATTTTAATAGGGCAGTAGAAATTGCTGAAGATTTAAAAAATCACAGTACGCCGTGGTTGCTTAAAGTGAGACCTATCGTATTAAACGGAGTCATGCCTTTATATACAAAAGAACAAAAAGAATATATCAATGATAAAGTCAAAAAAATGCCGCCGCCAGAATGGATTGAAAAAATTAAAAAATTAGGAAGAATGCCTCAATCAGAATCTGAAGGCATGATGTTGAAATTAGATAACGGTGAGATAATAAAAATTGACACACAATATTTAATGGAGAGAGATTGGTATCATTTTGAAGGCTGGCAATGTAATATGGGCGTAGATAGATTTGTTATTAATAGGGGAGGCGTTATTCAAGGATCATGCGGGGCACAGAATCTTTTTAACTTAGATAAACCCCTAACTATATATGATACTGACTTAACGGAAAAATTCAATAAAGATATTGTTAATCCGCTAATATGCAAACAACCTTATTGCGGGTCTCCCACTGAAGTTAAATTACCAAAACAAAAAATTTATGATAGAACAGTATAATAACAATCCGTGCATTCAAGTGGTATTCAGTGATGGAAATGATACCATTACGTTAAGTTATTTGATATATGAATGGGATGCCGCACATAAATTTTATAATCTCATCAAAGCACAAATTGATAAAAATACTGAGTTCCATAGTGACACTAGTTTTTATATTACTAAGGAAGATGAGAATGAAATAATAATTAGAATTAATAACACAATTGACAAAATCAATGTTAACTATTCTATGAAGTTAGAACATATTGATAAGAATTCAGACTTAAACAAACTTCATTGCTCTCCAATAAAAGATAATTTATGGATTGAATTAAATGATGCAATACATGCTTATGAGCAATATAAAGTACAAATAAATCAAGATCCTCGCATCAATGCTTACTTTGAATTTACTGATGGTGAAGAAATTCTATTAGAACCAGAAGATTATTTGTTTTTTACACCGGACAGAAATTTTGGTGACTTGTGTATTAATTATTCACATAAGGGAAAGCATTGGTTAGAATTACAATCGGATAATGATATTGAAGCTATAACAAACGGTGAATTACAACCCGAGACTATAATTAATTCAGGTGGATATATGGTGTTTAGACCTCCAAGCCCAAGCCCGTTTTATAGAATGAACAAATTTGTAAAGTGGTATAAGAAAAATGTACCGAATAGTAAATTTGATTTGAATATGGCTATAGGATATCTTTTAGTAGGCAAATTGATTATGCCAACCGGTTGGGATGAATTGTCGGTGAGTGAACGTAGTAACTGGACTAGATTATTAGCTACATATAAAAACATTATTGAAATTAAAACAACATATTTTACAACAGATATGATTCCAAATTTATTAGAAAAGGCAAAAATGAATGTATTCATTAAGTGATATCAAATCCGTACATTTAGAAATAACTAACAAGTGTCAAGCAAAATGTCCCATGTGTGCTCGTAACATGCAAGGTGGGATACTTAATCCATTTATTGAACTTACTGAAATCACACTTGAACAATTTAAAGAATGGTTTCCTGTAGATTTTATAAAACAATTAAACAATTTATATATGTGCGGAAATTTAGGTGATCCTATTATTGCTAAGGATACTACAGAAATTTTTAGATATCTTAGAGAAAATAATCAAACTATAACACTAAACATGCATACAAATGGTAGTGGACGGAACGATAAATGGTGGAAAGATTTAGCAGAATTAAATGTAAGTGTTATATTTGGAATAGATGGATTAGTTGACACACATAGTTTATATCGGATTAATACAGACTTTAACAAAATAATAAAAAATGCAAAAACATTTATTAACCACGGTGGTAATGCTAGGTGGGATATGATTGTATTTCAACACAATGAACACCAAGTTGAAGATTGTAGGAAACTTAGTAAAGAACTTGGGTTCGGTGAATTTACAGTTAAACACACAAGTAGATTTAGAAATGGTAAATTAAATGTTCTTAATGATGAGGGAAAGACAATAAACATATTGTATCCAACCTTGAATAGTAAAAACATGATTCCAAAAATCAAGCAATCTGAACTAGAAGTGCTACCAAAAATAAATTGTAAGGTGCTTGAATATAATCAAATATATGTAAGCGCAGATGGAACAGTAACTCCGTGTTGTTGGATAAACATTAAACATGATCAACCATCATCACCAATACGATATGAATATTTAGATACTATTGGTTATTGGCCTAGCCTTACAAAACAAACATTAGAAGAAATATTTGACAGTGGATATTTTGCTAGTATTGAAAAATCTTGGACTACATGTGGATTAAAGATTTGTAGTAAACACTGCGGATCGTTTGATAAACTTAACGCACAGTGGGTTGAACGAACATGACATGGTGCCCATTACCTTGGATGCATATCGCTACCCGACCTAACGGAGATGTTAGATTATGTGCCACCGCAAACGCTAGTGGATCAGGAGAAGATGAAAACAAAGAAGCAGGATTAGTAACACACGATGGTATTAAAATGAACTTACGTCATCATACTATGGAAGAAGTATGGAACAGTAGTTACATGAAAGATGTTCGTGTTAAAATGATGAATGGTGAAAAACCACAATCGTGCATGAAGTGCTACAATGAAGAAGCACAAGGTATCCCAAGCAAACGTGAATGGGAAACGATTGAGTGGAATAAACGCATTGACTTGAGTACACTGATTCCCAACACACAACCCGACGGTACTGCTCCACTGAATATTAATTACTTTGATTTGCGATTAGGTAATTTGTGTCAATTAAAATGCGTAATGTGTAGTCCACATGACAGTAGTAGTTGGATTAAAGACTGGAAGATACAATATCCACAATATAAAATCTTTGAGTTAAAAAATGACCAACACTGGGATAGAAAAATGGATTATACATGGTATCAAAAAGGATCATTTTTAGATACAATGCGTAATCAAGCACACAACATTAAAGAGATGTATTTTGCAGGTGGTGAACCATTATTAATTCCAGAACACTATAAAATATTAGAGTTTATGATAGAAAGTGGTAATAGCAGTAATTGTATTTTACGCTATAATAGCAATGGACTAGAACTATCTGAAAAAATATTTGAGTTATGGAATCACTTTAAAGAAGTTAGATTCAATATCAGTATTGATAGTGTAGCTGAACGCAATGAATATATACGTTACCCCAGTAAATGGAACGATATGCTTAACAGTCTACAACGATTAGACGATACTCCAGACAATATCATAGTTAATATTGCATGTGCAGTACAATTATTAAATATCACAACAATGCATGAGTTAGCACGTTGGAAATTAAGCCAGAACTATAAAAAGATTCACATGAGTGAAGGTTCCGGTGGGGTGACTGGCATGCACCTAGTATGCTATCCAAGCTATTTAAACATGCGTGTATTACCCAAAGAGTTTAAAGATGTGGCAGTTAAAAACTTAACGCAATTTTTAGATAGTTATAATAACACACAATTTGATAATGACATATACGGACGTAAACGTTGGTTGGGTATGATTAACTATATTCAATCAGAAGACTGGAGTCATAAACTCCCACAAGCAATAGAATATTTAGAAGTCACAGATAAAACTCGTGGCACAAATTTTAGAGAAACATTTACAGAATTGAGAAACTTATGACACAAGAAGAAATTGAACGACAAATGTTATGGACTAGTTTATGTAATCTGGGTAGCTATGCCAAGATGAATTTATATATTAATGAACATGAAGTCAAAGAACAATTAAAAGAATTCAATGACAATTGGTGTCCATACAACGCTAAAAAAGACACAGTGAACAATCGTTGGGGACTACCATTAACTAGTCACACAGGTGATGTAATGGATAACTATCATTTAAATAGTTTTGGTTATATGCAACGTTACCATGATGTTGAAATGAAGGAAGAAAACTTCACAACACCAACTGAAGTTTATCACACGATTCCAGAGTTAGCTAGATTAGTAGATATATTTGCGCCTGATATTGGACGTGTACACTTATTGCGAGTAGACAAGGGAGGATTCTTTCCACCACACAGAGATTTTGCGGGTGTTGCACCCGAATATGTTAGATTGTTATTAGTGTTTGGAAACTGTAGTGACTTTAATTATGTACAAATGTTACACGACCAACCATTTAGACCAGAACGAAATCATTTATACTTTGTAAATTTTCAATTGAATCATAGTGTGTTTAGCTTCAGTGATAATCTATACAGTTTGATACTAACAGTTAAATTAAATCAACGCACACATGATTTATTGATTAAACATTCAATGGCACAATGAAGATAGAATATGTTGACAAACTAAAAGAGAATTGGTTCTTAATTACATGGGATCTAAGCAACAAATGTAACTATCGTTGTAGCTATTGCCCAAGTATGTTTCATGACGGGTCAAGTGGTTGGCCTGATATTGACAATGTTAAAAACTTTGTAAAAGAAATTAATAAGCAAATACCTTTTAAAGATATATGTTTTCGTATATCGGGCGGTGAGCCTACTTATTGGAAACATTTTTTAGAGTTTGCACAAACAGCAAAGAGTTATAATAACAGTTTTAGTTTTTTATCTAATGGGTCACGTGATATAGAATATTTCAAAGAAATTAATCAGTATACAGATGGCTTAATGTTAAGCTATCACAAAGAGTATGCAAATATTGAACATTTTATAAACATTAGTAAAGTAATGACTGGCCCAGTTATTGTCAATTTAATGATAAGTGCTGAAAACTTTGATGAGATGGTTAGTATAGCTAAACATCTTTATGAGAATAGTTCGTTAACTATCTGGCCCAAAGTAATACTAGACAAAACTTCAGACATTAATAACATGACAAATAAACCATCTGAATATACGGTTGAACAGAAAAAGTTTTTAGAAAATTGGCCATATTTTAGAAAAGTAGATGACAGTAAAGTGCATCGTGGAGATATATTATTTGATAGTGAATATACTACTGCAAATAAACTAATACTGAATAAATTAAATAGGCATAAAGGTTGGGAATGCCATGCAGGATTAGATATGATTAACGTAGATTTTTATGGAAATATTGTACGAGCAAACTGTGAGCAAGGTGGAAGTATAGGGACTATAACTAACTTTACGTTACCCACAAATACTATTGTATGTCAAAAAGAATCTTGTAATTGTCTCAGTGACATTTATTTGCGTAAATCTTTACCAGCATAATATTCTGCGATTGGGATACGCAACCCAATTCTATTACATACACCGTCTCTAGTAAAATACTCCCAGCCCTCACCACCTAGTGCTAGATGTACAGTCTTGCTTGGAGTGAGACCATAATGTGAACATATTTGTTCTTGCACAGACCTATAGATATTAGGAACAGTATCAGGATCATATTTTTGCATAATGTTCATAGCCATAGCTGTATGAAAATGTATGCCATGATGCCATTTAGTTAGTGTTTCAAACGTAGTCTTACGATACCCTCGTTTAGTGTAAGCTAATCCTGTGCGAAAATATCCAGTGTTCAATCCCTTCGTAGGACTGAATGCTACTGTATCAATGCAAGGTTCATCTAATGATATAGTTAAATCATAACATGTACCAAAGAACGCACAATCAACAAACATTGGAATGCTAAGTTCATTACATATTTTAATTGTTTCGCACCATTTAGGATGTAGTTCACCTGTAGCACTGAATGGTGCGCTTATCAGTACAGCATCTCCTGTACATAGTTTTTCATCTTCAATAAAGATTAAATCTTCATTGACAATTTGATTGATATAAGGATATTCACCTTTATAAATTCGTAGTCTTAGTTTTTCTTTTAAACAATACAAAAGAAAATCATCAATTGCTTGTGTTACACCTAAACTAACATGACGATATGGAAATGATTCTAAACCCAATAAATTATTCAATTTAGAACTTTTAATCCATTGTGTATAAACTTCAGGAAACTCATCCTGAACATCTACTTTTTTCTTCATACTAATAACATCAGTGACGATATTAGATTCTAATAGATGTAATCTAAATGGATCATGGATAATGCTATTAGCGGGCTTAATAAAATAATTATCATATAAATGTTTCATAATTCAATCACCGTCTCTGTCCATGCTTCGTCAAACATATATAGATACTGCTGTTCTGTATGAATATCATATGCAATAACATGAATCTTTTGGTTATGTATGATAGGTCGACCAAACATTAAGTTAGGATAATGTTGTCGGTGTACTATATCTCCCGCAGTACTAACTGCAATTATAGGGCATTGTGGTGTGCCACCGGGAAAGAAAACTGCTGTATTGTAATATGTAATACCGCTTCGATATCTATATTTGCCACCGTGGGTAATACCAATATCAAAACATTTGCTTTCTTTAGTAACTACGTTGAACACAATACCCCAATTACTATCCTCACAATATTCATCACCGTAAGGCAACCCTATGATATGATTACCATTCAATACCATACAGTTATATTTCTTAGCAAAATCAGGAACATCTAATTTATGCAAATGAATCTGCTTTGTTTCAGTATCAAACTCTACCACTTCATTTAGTCCTGCTGTCTCACCAAAAGGCAATGAATAGAGAGTGTTGCCAACACTTACCAAATCAGTATATTTTCTAGTGATTATAGAGTTTACCGGGATTGAATAGTATTCAAAGTTTTCACCGTCAAAACTCATCAAGTCAGTGTAGCCAGGTTCATCTCCCCTAGGCATTGACCAAAATTTACTGTTACAGTAAACTGTACCCATGTGTGCTTTAGGAACAGTATGTTCAAACGGTATCAATCTAGGTATATTATCTTTGATATGCAATGCATATTGTGTTCCACTATATCCTAAAGGAAAACTAAATGCTTGTTTCCCGTCACTTGCACCGCTGTAAAATTGACCTTTGCCCATTGACTCAATTATATGGTTAATAGGAGTGTCATCGATTAATTGTAGTACACAATTAAACTCATCGTATATGCCATAGGGTATAAACCAACTTGATCCATCAACTTCAACAACAGAGTTAGTTTTGCTAACACACGGTGGAATATCTGTATCAATATAATTCACTGTGCCGTCGTATTTCATAATCTTATTATACTCAGGGCATCTTTCCGTAGCAAACGGAGGGCTGATTAAATATCCATTGTGTTTGTACAACAATAGATGCTTAATGTTCCCTTCACGGTACCAATCTTGAAACGCTTTATACTTCATTCAAATTCATAGTTTTAACTATTTGTTCTGTTACTGTATCAAATACTAACATAGTATGGAAGTTATCTGACTCTCCATACGGGAATGCAAATATTTTATCATTAACTAATAAACATTGATTATACTTCTCAATTGTAGTATTGTCAATGAAATAGTGTGAAATATCTATAGTATAATGGTTATCCGTTTCAGTATCTATAACTAATACTTCAGCTAAGTCCCCAAATTTTTTCCATGATTCTTCGGGTTCGCATACACAACCACCTCTTGGTATATAATATATTTTACTATTATATTCTACGCCACTAAAATACTTTTTACTCTCTTTACCAATCTTTAAGTCAATTGTATACCATATGTCAGTATTACTATCAATAACTAACATTTCACTCCAATTTTCTTCGTGCCCTGCAGGAGGAAAATATATCTTACCATTATTTGCTACAGTGTGCCCATAATACTTACGACTGGTTTTTGTTAAATGTGTATGCTCAAAGGTCCAAGTCTTATCAAATTTAGCTAACAAATCAAAATTATTATTTTCGCTATAAGGAGGGGCATAGAGTTTATTATTATTTTTAGCCAGTGTTGTAAATTTCTTATTAGATATGTGCAGTTGATTATCTATGTCAGACCACAACTCACTCCAATCTGTTAATGCGTAATCATAACTGTCACAATCAAACTCAATCATATATGAAAAATAAGGCTTTTTAAAATTCTCACCTCTAGGAACTCCGTATATTTTATTTTCTAATAACTGCGTAGTATGCCATTTTTTTCTGTCGTTTATCGGGCATACTATATTTTTTAAGATGAATGTTTGGGTGATCGTATCTAATATTAAACAATAATCATATTCATCATCAGTTCCGTAGGGTAATGCAATAATTTTATCATTATAGACATGTGCAGTATTATATTTTCCTCGATGAGTTAGACCTAAATTAATGTATAACACTTCATCAGTATTGCAATCTACAATAAGTATTTTGCTTTCGTTGTAGGGTAGAAAATATAATTTATTTTTATGTAATATTCCCGTAGTGTATTTTTCAAAAGAAGTATCTACATCCAAATATATACGTGTTGTTTGATATGTATTGGGGTCAATCTTTAGCATATAGTTTATCGATTCGTTTAAGCCATATGGTGCTAAATAAACCATGTTATTTGAACCCAATGTACCGTAACTAAATGCCTGTGGCGTCATAAAATTTATCTCCAAAACTTGAATGCAAGTCATTGTGTAACTTAGTTATAACTTCTATTTCAGAATATACACCGATGTTATCCCAATCAATCAAATAAAAACTATTATCAGGTTTCATAATTATGTTAGATACAACCCAGTCTCCGTGAACATAGGGTTTAGTTTTTAGTAATGAACCTAAGCAGAATTCATATACTTTATCGATCAATTCGTTACTGTGTTCTAATTTACTTACGGGAGTACCTTCAATCTCATTGTAACTAATCCAATTATCACTATAATCATTAATTAATTCAGGACAATATTCACGTAATAATTTAACATGATTAGATATCCAACTTGGTTGTATATCGTCCCAAATTTTTATATACTTGTTATTCTCTTTGTATACTTTTCTTCGTTTTTCTAAATTTTCTTTAATTAAAATCATAAAATTCAACTAGCTCCGGAAGATAGTCACGTATGTCAACATTTCTGCTGTTGTCTAATGTTTTAGTAACATCAATGAAACGCTTAATTAGTTCGTTATCACTGTGATTATCTTCTAAATATGTTTTGTGTTGCGGTAATGTGTATTTTTCTCGCATCTTATTTGGCATGTTACGTATATCTAAATATTCAGGTGTCATTAATATAGAATCATAATGAACGATATCGTGTTTGTCACAATAATCCCACAAGTCTTTTAAATATGGATAATTGTAAATTTGAGTTGTTGGTGTTATTGTTACATTAAAATTATAAGTCTTAGCTAACAATAAATTATCCTCTATTTGGTTCCACGAACTTCCGTAACGTATATAATCATTGACCCTACCTAAACCATCTATTGAAAATGCTAACTGAACTCTATCAAATTCACTTAA